CTTAAAAAGAGGTTCAACCCCAGAGGCGGCAAGCCATCTGTGGACGGATCGTTGAGAAGCCATACAGAACGTCAATACGACATGGCAGACGGTCGTTATTGATATCGTACTGGCGCACGACACGCAACGAAATACCGTTGTGGACAGCACGCGAAGCCATGTCAACACCCTGCGGCAGCAACAAGTCAGCCGTAGCAAACGTGATTGCGTCCTTGTGGTAAACCAAGTTCTGTGGGTACTGGGTTGATGCAGTTCCAAGGAACGTGATGGCTGCGCTAGTTGCAGGGAACGAATCAACGGTTGCCAAAGCATTTGCCGACGTATAAAGCGCCGGAGAAATTGCCAAGGTCATTGCAGTACCGGAGGTCACGCTGTTGTCAGCGGTCACAACGAACTGCTGAAGCGAACCAGTCGACTCACGGGTCTGTGGGTTAACGGCATACACACCAGCGATGGTGAACACGTCGCCTTGTTTGACCGTTTTGGTTCCGCTGGTGAACGTGATGGCGAGGGTCGATTGACCTTCAACAAACGTAGCACTAGAAGAAACAATTGGCGAAACAGGGAAGTTGCCCGTGGTGTGCTGCTTGATTGACTGAGACATATTGATCTCGTCAAACCCTAGAACACCAGTACCCATCATGCCGTTCTTGAACTGCTTGCTGATGGTATCCGTTGGGTTAAACAGACCTTTCAAACCCTCAACCAAACCAGCGTTTGCAGCGGGGTTAACCGTTGCATAGCGTGGGTTCATAACAGCAGCGTTTTCGTTCAGTTTCTGTTGAGCTTGCAACAGAACCAGCGAAGAAGCTGGAGTCGTTCCGGGCGTACCAACGGTGTTACCGATTGCTTTGTAGGCATTGGCAACGTCAGCGTCAATGCTAGAAGCCAACTGCGAGATACGCGGCTTGAGAACGCGCTCTGCGAAGTCGTCCAACTGCATCGTCAATTCGGCAGAAGTGAAGTTCACGCCGATGTGCTTTTGGGTCGAAACGGTCAGAGTGGTGAACTGCTCGTTGTCATCCTGAACTTGCAGGGCAGCACCGTCAGTTACCAGAGCGCGGTCGGGCAGACGAATACGCAGGGTCGAACCGATCTTCGCGCCTTCAACAGCGAAAGAATCGTCGTACTGACGGTTGACGTTACGGGTAAGGACAAGATTGTTTTCCAAGATCTCTAGGGCTTTCCTAGTGATCATGTCAATCGTAAGAATGCTATTTGACATGGTAATTCCTAAAAAGAGTTAGCGATTCTGAGCTTGCCATTTCTTGATCTGACGCTGCCGTTCTGCTTCAATCCATTCCGAAGTAGTCATGCTTTTGGTCGACCGAGGATCGGTCGTATCATAACTAGGATTGCCAGCGGTTCTTGCAGTTACAGGTGAAATGGGTGCGGGCGCGGACGTAGTACGTTTGACCGGAACATCGTTAGCTATTTTAGCTTCAATGCGTCCAATCTCTTTTGCTTGCAAGATCGGGCTAAGACGGGAAATACGATCTGTCTCTTTTGGATTGGACCCAAGGTAGTAAGCTACATCAGGGCCAGCATCGGAGGCTTGAATCGCTTGCGCCATCACGGTCGTGATCTTGAGAGTCGGGTTGTACGCGACTTGTTCAAAGTCATCGTACTTGGTCCGAGCCTCTTCTTCACGCTCGTGATATGCCTCAAGAATCTCCGTCTGTTGGCGGTGCTGTTCGCGCTGTTCAATTAGCTTGATCGCCTTGGCTTCTGCATACGCATCAACCGAATCAAACTGATCTACAGGCGGGACATCAACGGCAACGGGCGGTGGTGCTTGACGCTCACGCTCCCACTTTCGCTGTTCTCTTGCTAGACGTTTTTGGATTGCTGCATCAAGCTCTTCTTGTGTGAAGGTCTTGGTCGCAACTTCCGGCGTATCTACAGGTTCTGGAGTCGCCGTGACATCCAGTTCCGGCGCGGGCGCTACTTCCGCTTCAGACGCTACTACTTCTTCGGACATTTTGAATCCTGAGATTCCCCGGTGATCCGCGCCGGTACGGTTATATTACATTATTCGGTTGGGACTGCAACCCAAGAAGTTGTTGGTTCGTCCCATTGATACCGCTCGCCGTCCGTTGGATAGGCGACTGGCGCATTCCACAGGCAGGTGTCTTCATTCAACGTCCAGCTTGGGAATGGCTTCGGAGGAATGAATGCGTCACGGGTTTGGTCGTAGGTATAGCCGACTCCAGCGTAATTTTTCCTAATCTTCCCGTTATAGCTGGTTTGTTTCCAATTGCTGTAACCGCCAGACCAACGAATTAAAAAGGCAACACCCATTAACTCTGATTCAGAACCATCAACAGCAAGCATTTCAATGTTGTTGACAACGTGAACTTCAAGCACAACATTGTTTTCGTCAAGTTTTGCAAAATGTGCCATTTTGATCCTCAGAACGTAATGGAGCCGTTTCCGATCCATTTGTAAATTCTATAGCCGCCGGTATTTGATATTGTAGGTGATCCAGTAGTAGATGTAGCGGCATCATAAGTATTTGCGTAACGAATAATCACAACCCCGTCAGCACCATTGCCACCCAAGGTTCCGGGAGCTCCATAGTTACCGCCACCACCACCGCCAGAACCAGTATTAGTTGATCCATTTGTTGCGTTTGCAATATTGTTACCACCGTTTCCACCAACGCTAGATGACCCGCCGGTTCCTCCGGTTGAGCTAACAGTTCCAAGTGCGCCGCCACCGCCTCCGGCAGCATAAACAATTGGCGATCCAGTTATAGATGATGTTGTACCATCCCCACCCGCACCTCCAACTGGAGGATTAGCCGTGCTACCAACTGAACCGCTAGTAAAAGATCCACCGCCACCGCCACCAACATATTGTCCAGCGTTGGCCGCGCCAGCCCCTCCACCATTACCTTGAGATGGGGTAAAAGATGGCGTGTTTCCTGTGCCGCCGCCATTAAAATACCCACCGTTTCCACCACCGCCCGATCCTCCATTACCGCCAGTAACGGTTCCTGCGGAACCTCCACCTCCACCCGTCGAAGTAATAGAAGAAAACGATGAATCAAGGCCGGGAGATAATGTATTTATATTAGTTGAATTCGCAAGCGCCGGTCCTCCAGCACCTACTGTAACTGTTATTGCAGATCCTGCTGATACAGCAAGTCCTGTTCCACCTACGTTTGTACGGAAACCGCCAGCGCCACCGCCGCCAGAACCAGCAGAACCTTGTATTCCACCACCGCCACCAGCAACAACAAGATATTCAACAGATGTTGGTGGATTTGCAGGAGTACTAGCAGCAACCCAACTCATCACACCTGCAGTTGTACTTGATAAAACATAACCATTAGACGCTGGCAACGCGCTTGGCAACGTATAAGACTGCGTTCCTGCAACCGCAGGAGCAGTCATCGTTACCGTGCCGCTCGTTGCGCCTCTATGAACAGTTGACGAAAATGATCCGGTTGTAAAAGTACCCGCCGCCGCTGCCGTCCCACCAATAGCAGGAGGCGATGCAAGATATGTGCTAAATCCAGTTCCGCTAACCGTTGAACTTGCGGAAAGCGTAGTAAACGCGCCAGTATTCGCCGTTGTAGCGCCAACCGTACCGTTGATGTTAATGCTGGCCGTGCCGCTCAGGTTTGTGACCGTGCCGCCAGACGGAGTTCCAAGCGCGCCGCCATTGACAACAAAAGCACCAGCAGAGCCGACGTTAGTGCCAAGAGCGCCAACAACACCAGTTCCGGTGGCAATCGTTGCGGGAGCCGCACCAGAACCACCACCAATCATCAAGGCGTTATTTGTTAAAACTGCGCTTGATGCCCAAGTATTTGTTCCTGAGAAATAAGGAACGCCCCCGCTGGTTCCTGCAACGGTCAAGGCCAACGTGCCAGACGTTGTAATTGGCGAACCAGCAACAGAAACAATACCGCCTGTAAACGACTGGGCAACGCTTGTTACGGTTCCAGTTCCAGACACCGTACCCCAAGACGTTGTTGTGCCGTTGGTTGTCAGGTATTTGCCAGAATTGCCCGTTTGGGATGGGGCAAGCCCATCAAACGCAGCCGTTGTTGTAGTTTGACCTGTACCGCCATTTGCAACCGGCAATGCAGTGCCAGAATACGACAGCGCAAGCGTTCCAGACGCTGTAACTGGGCTTCCGCTAACGGTCAGAAACGCTGGTGCGGAAAGAGCAACGCTTGTAACCGTTCCCGTCCCACCTACCGCTGTCCAGGTTGTATTTGTCCCGTCACTAGACAGAACTTTTCCGCTTTGACCAGACTGCGATGGCAGCAAACCGTTAAGCGCAGCGTTTGCAGTTGTTTGGCCTGTACCACCATTAGCGACTGGCAGCGCAGTACCAGACAACGTAACGGCCAACGTGCCGCTAGACGTAATTGGCGAGCCTGTAACCGACAAAAATGTCGGAACCGACATTGCAACGCTAGTAACCGTACCCGATCCACCACCGCTGGCGTAACTCGGAATGTTAAGCGTAGTTCCGTTGAACGTAGCCGCGCCGCTAGTACCAGTAGTGGTCAGCGTAATCGGTGATTGGTAATCAGTGTTGGCAGTTGCGGCAGAAATTGATGTACCGTTGCCTTTAAGAACCCCGGTGACCGTCGTTGAAAGCGTAATTGCTGGCGTGGTGGTTGCCGTTGCAACGCTTCCAGCCAACCCGTTTGCAGTAGCAACGGATACGCTAGTGACCGTTCCAGAACCACCGCCAATATTACTAACCGCAACCTTCTTGGTTACCCCACCTTGGACAATTGGAACGACTTCGGTTCCCGCAAGCGGGGTAGTCGCTGACGGTAGTGCCGTAATCGTGGTATTTGCCATGCTTTACTCGAAGAAAACCGTTGCTGTAACGGTTCCGCTGATCACAATGTACAGGCCAGAGCTAAAGTAAACCCCGCCCTCGTCGCCGGTAAACACGTAGCTGGTCGCACCAGTTGGCGTAAACACACCGATCAACGTGTCTGCCGTGGTAGCAGCGGCGCTGTTGTACACCGTAATCGTTGGTGTACTGCTGGCGGCAGATACGAAGATGCCCTTGAGCTTGCCACCCATCGGCTTGACGTTAGCCGATGCCGTTAAATATTTGTACGTCGCGGCCATATTTACCTCACGCCAAGAAGCGTAGTTTGTAGAGGGTTCTCAGATAGACTTCAATGATGTTGTCAATCAACTGCTGCAAAGACATATCAGTCTTGTCGACAACTTCATAACGAGCAGCTTCAATCTCAGCTAACTGAGCTTCCAAGAATTCTATAATGTTAGTCGTTTTCTTGGCTGACATCAACGTAATTGGGCCAATCAGACCGTGCCGCCCCTGATAGGCTTCGGCAAAATCGTCTGCCGCTTCAATGATCAACTCGTAGAACTTCTGCAACGCCTTGTGCTTGCTATAACTGCGGGTGTTCAGGTGTACGCTATGGGCTACATCACGCCCTAAGAACAACAAACCTACGAAATCACAGGCTTTCATTGCATCATCCCTTGTTGCGGCGCGTACTCAGCCGATTCCGGCATCATTTCGTTCGTTTCCCGTCCGGGCATCTCGCTAACCAGATCGCCACTCGTAATCATACCGTGTAGCGTACCCATAACGATGTCTTGAATCTGCTCTTCAGACATACCGGCTTGGACCGCTGCGATACGCTTAGTCTCAGCGTCAAACGCCTTAATCTTGGCTTCGTAGTCCTTGCGCTCCATGTCCTGCGCTTCCATTGACTTGCCGACATTCTGCAACATCTGGTGCAGTTGATCCAACTCTGCCGCCATCGCTTGCATCTGCTGCTGCGCTGCTTGCAGGGCGGGATTGTCCTCGGCGTCACCCATGAGCTTGGGGTCAATCGTCTTGGCAAACCGCTTTGCCATTTCCTGCGCCCCGGGCCAGTCCATGTTTTTGACAAACAAGTCGCCAGCGACGGTCCACAACTGTGGGTTGCCTTGCAACAGTTGCGCCATTGCCTCAAGAGCCTCTTGGCGCTTGGTCGCGTAGCCCGGACCAGTCGCAACCACTACGTCGTATTTGCCAACCGACGGATTGTAGATCTTGTCGATCACAATCCCTTCTTGATTCTGAATTTTACGCACAGGTTCTTGCTGCGTAGGGTCAATTTTGACCATCTTCGTCTCGCCATCCAACCCAATAATGCGGGAAATTCTCTGCGTATCGTAAATCTTCGGGATAATGTCAACCAACTGCCGACCAACGTAGCGAACAGCCCGTGCCAAGTTGTCTTGGTAGTGGTAAGTGCCTACGTCGCCCTCACGTTGGCGGGCCAGAATAGCCTTGCCAGAACGCTCGTTGGACGTTTGGCCCAACGATGCGTTGTACTGCCCAGTAGCAGACTTAATGTCCTCAGATGCGCCCAATTTGGCGTTCATAAGGCCAGATGAAGCCATTGGCGGCTGAGCGCGTTGGGGCAACGGCAAAACTGCGCCCTGACCGTCCGTTACATCTGGGTTGACCTCTAAATAAGGCCAGTTATTCGTGTTGGCAGTCTTCCATTGGGTTTCATACCCCTCAAACTGACCGCCATATCCGATAAATGGTGCTTTCGGAGCCAGCGCCAGCATTTCTGCCTCTTGGCTAGTCCAATAGTTGTACATCCGTTGTGCATCTTTTGCGTTACGCACCAGACCACTAATGTAAATGCGGCCCTCAACCTCGTATTCGTTGCCAATTACCCGTACAACAGGGATGCAACTACCGGCCCACTCCTGCTCTTCAAGGATTTCGTAGCCGTTAATTTTGCACCACTTGATCTTCTTGATCTCTGCTTGGCGCGACTTTTTCGGTGTGCCGTAAACCGCCTTTAACTGCTTGTCTTCTGGCGTACCTTCAAACGCGGTCACGTTTCCGGGGTACAAATTCAGCTTTTTACGCTCGTAATCGCAGTAAAAATACTCTGCAATACGAATCGTGTCGGTGTTGAGCCATTGACTCAGGTTCTGATCACCGATACCGAGCGTTTCCAGCGTAGAAATAGGCGACGCATTCGGGAAAAGCCGCGCGTATTCGTCTTTAGACAGATCCTCGGTGATAAAACACCACTTTGCGTCCGAGCCGCACGGGTCTTGAATCAGCGGGTCCATGTAGACCGAGAAGCTATTGCGAACCCGCGCGATCTTAATGTCCTGATCGAACGTATCGTCGTCGCAATACTCGGTCAGAATTCGGATGTAACCTTCGCCGTAGGCTACTTGGTTCTCACAGGCCGTGTCGTAGGCCACATCGGCATCGGAAATGTACTCAATATGCCGAATCATGCCGTTGAAAATCTCGGCAACCTCAACATCAGCGTTGTCATCTACTGGGATGACCTTAACACTAGGCCGGTTCTGGCGCTGATCGTTGGTAATCTGGTGAACGTGCTGCGGTAGCTTGTTAATCGTCAAGCATGGCCGCGCGTTAATCGTCTGCCCCTGCACCGCACCACGGGTCGCCAGCACATCGGCGGGCCATTGCCATTGGTTGTCGGGCGATCCAGCGTAAAAACGCAAGTCATCTAACTCGTCTTCCCGACTCTCGGAATACGCCGAAATAGCCATTGACAGGCGATCCCGCGCTGTTGACAGCACATCCGAGTCGCTCTTGAGTGGTTTGCCACCCAGTGCTACGTTGCCAACAGCGTTAATCCCGGTGTAATCAGCCATCAACACTTCCAGCGTTTAAGTGACGCTTTAGCCCGCTCTGCATCGCCAGAAGCGTGGGCTACAACCCCTTCCATTCTAGCGCAGAAACTAGACTTCCTGCCCTTATCCGCTTCGGTCTTGGGATTTGGCGCTGGCGCTTTCAGATGACTACCCGTCGCGGCGTTGTACTTTTCACGCCCCTTCTCGGTCAGGCCAGCGCCTTTGCTGGCTGGCAATTTCTCGCCGCGCCCGACCGATAACGATACGCCTTTCTTCATTTCTTCTTGGCAGTTTTTGCAGACTCTTTGAAGTCTTTAGCGGTTGGCGCATTTTTGCTGCCAACCTTGTTCATCTTCTCGCCAGAACCGGCTTTGATGCGTTCTTGCTTGGCGTGGATATTAGCGTAGAGTCCGGGTTTACTCATTTCTTTGCCGCCGCGCGTTTGGTTGCGTATGCAATCGCAACTGCTTGCTTGACCGGCTTACCGGCCTTTACTTCAGTCTTGATGTTTTCTTTGAACGCTTTAGGAGAAGCAGACTTTTTGAGCATTATGCACCCATCCAAGATCCAGACATTGTGGCCCGACTAGACGTTATAGTCCTAGACGGCTCTTTGTACTCACGATGCGCTACAGGATAAGCAAAGGTCACCGCCAGCGCGTCGGCTGCGTCAGGACTTGCCAACCCTCTAGACTTCATCTCTTTCTTACCTTCCAGAAAGATCGTACCCGCCGAGTTGGGCTTTTTCATCGGCCCAACCAAATCATCCTTGAGCATCTTGTCTTGCGGGATGCTGGCGGTCTTTAACCACTCGCGCATCGCGCCCCACATCTCAGCCCGCTTGTTGCCCCACATTACGGGGTTCTTGGCT